TCGTGCCGCCCAACCGCCGCGCGCATGACCTGGATAACTGCCTGGCGCGCATGAAGTCCGGTCTGGATGGGCTGGCCGATGTGCTGGGTGTGGACGACAAGCACTGGACGCTGACGATCAGCAAGGCCGACACCGTGGGCGGCATGGTGCGTGTGGAGGTGCGCCGTGCCTGAAATCACTCTTGTCCGCCAGGATGCTGCACCCATCGCGCCCCAGGATGCCGAGGCCGCCCGCCGCGTGTTCTTTGGCATCGTGGATGGCTTGGGTGAGCGTGGCCGCAAGCAGTGGCGCCGCCTCTGGAATGGCCTCATGCGCCTGCAGCCCGGCGAGATGGTGGAAATCACCACGGTGCAGCCGAGGCTGGGCTGGTATCACCGCAAGCACATGGCGATGGAGCAGGCAGTTTTTGAAGCGCAGGAGCGCTTTGAGGACTTTGAGAGCTTCCGCACTTGGTTGAAGGTGGGAGCCTCGTTCGTGGACTGGTATCCAGGTCCTAAGGGTGGCGTGATCCCCGTGCCCCGGTCTATCAGCTATTCCAAGTTGGAGCAGGGCGCCATGGAGCAGTTCCACAACGATGCCGTGGCCTTCCTGCGTACCGAGCACGCGGGCAAGACGCTGTGGAAGCACCTGGGCGATTGCCAGCGCATCCAGATGATCGAAACGATCCTGGGGGGATTCAACGAATGATGCGCCGCACACCCATGAAACGCACGGGGTTCAAAACTGTGACCGAGCTGCGTGGAGCTGTGAGCCAAATCCTCACGGATGAACGCAACGCACGTTTGTTTAAGTTCCTCGCAGCAAGGTCCAGCACCACCCCTGAAACAGAGCTGGAACGGGAGCAGCGCCTTATGGATAAAGCGCGACGTGCTATGAATTCTGTAGTGCCAAGGGCTGCAACGATGGGTTTGGGCACCACGGCAGCAGCACCCATCCCGAAGGCCGCGCCCGTGCGATCGGAGGCTTATCGGCGCGCGGTGGCCACGCTGCCGTGCGCAATCTGCGGGGTGCCCGGCTACAGCCAGGCCGCGCACGCGAATACCGGCAAGGGCATGGGGATGAAGGCTTGTGACTTGACCTGTTTTCCAGCCTGTGGCCCCCGGCCAGGAGAGCAGGGTTGCCACGCGAAGCTGGACCAGGGCGCTCTGTTCACCAAGGCCGTGCGCCGTGAGCTGGAGCCTGTTTGGGCTGCAGACACCCAGCGCCGCCTGCTGGCCATGGGCCTCGTCCCCGCATCCCTCATTGATTCCATTTCCACCGCATTGCAAGGAGCGCCCAATTGACGACCAAGTGCCGCATCAACCTCAAAGACGCCGTGGATGACTTGGCCCCGCCACCACCACCGTGCTTTTTCAACCGGTCCGGCTGGATGCAGTACCTGCAGAGCGCTGCAGCTGCGCAGAACCAGCGCAATGAGCCCGTGGTGATCCTCGTCGCCCAGGATGGATCCGCCACTTTCAATTTTGATTTCCCCATGTGCGCCGACTGCACCCAGGTGAAAAGCCTGGAGATGACGCGCCAGGGGCGCTGCAACCCACAGTACCTCACCAATCTCAAGGAGAAGCTGTCTTGACCACCCCACGCCTGCAGGGCGCCATAGAAACAATCCGCCAGGTCATCATCGCCATTGGCCCGGCTACCGCCCGCGACATCGAGCGCCACCCATGCACCGTGGCCGCCTGTCGCAGCAGCAAGACCAAAGCGCGCAGGCACATCGAGCGGCTGTACCAACTGGGCAAGGTCAAGAGCTGCGGGAGTATGCAGCAGCCGAAATACTGGGTGGAGTGAATAAAATTTGACGGACTCCGGCTGCAGGGCACAGTCAAATGTGCATGCGAAAGCTAGTGTGTGGCGCGAGCAGATATGCGAGGTAGGGTTCAAATCCCCCATTCGCGCACTGTGGCCGGGGTCCCCATTTTGTTGATGCGTTGACTCCGAAGAAAACCCCGTTGCAATTGGCAGATAGTCAATTCAACGGGGTTTCTTCATGGCATCAAGCCCGCGCAGGAGTGCGGCACCGGCAGGCAAGCGAGCACGACGAGTAGATTGGGCAGCCGTAGAGCGGGATTTCCGCACCGGCAAGTTCACCGACATCGAGCTGGCTGCAAAGCATGGGGTTGCCCGTGAGTCCATTGTGCGGCACCGCAAAGACGCACAAGCCAAAGATCCGACCGCCTGGGCGCAAGACTTGGGCCCCCAAGTTCGCGCAGCCACCAACGCCCTGCTGATGCAGGAGACGGTTGCGCAAAAGATCACAGAAGGTCACACGCAGGTCACTGATGTGATCTTGGCGGCTGCAGAGCTTAACAAGCAGGTTCTGAGCGGCCATCGCCGCGACCTGTCCGCCACGCGGGATGTGGCTGCATCACTTCTCCATGAGTTGTCTGCATCTGCACTGGCAGCGCAAGAGCAGGAGCTGCTGGCAGCCATCCTGGCAGGAGAGGGCGCAGAGCCTGCGGATGAGTCCAAAGCGCGGGCTGTAGTCAGCAAGGCGCTGTCAATCAACTCCAGAATTTCCAGTATCAAAGCCTTGGCCGAGACGTTCATCAAGATTCAAGAAGGCGAGCGCAAAGCCTATCGGATTGAAGACGATGCGGGGTTCGGTGACAGCCGCCCCAAGCGTGTCGTGGTGGATTTCATTGATGTTGAGGCCAAGCCGCAATGATTGCAGAGCAGTCAGACGTGCTGGAAATCCGCGCCGAGTTCCCGGCAAAGCTGCGCCCGCTATTCCAGCCGCGCCGCTACAAAGTGATGCACGGCGGCCGGGGTGGCGGCAAGTCCTGGGCCGTGGCCCGCGCGCTGCTGCTGATGGCCGCTGACCGACCGCTGCGCATCCTGTGCGCCCGTGAGGTGCAAAAGTCCATGCGCGACTCGGTGCACCGACTGCTCAAGGACCAGGTGGTGGCGCTGAACCTGACCGATGAATTCGAGATCCTGGACAACGAAATCCGTGGCGCTAACGGGTCGTTGTTCTTGTTCACTGGCCTGCAGGAGCACACGGTGGACTCCATCAAATCCTTTGAAGGCTGTGACATCGTGTGGGTGGAAGAAGCCCATGGCGTGAGCAAAAAGAGCTGGGACACGCTGATCCCGACCATCCGTAAGCCTGAGTCGGAGATATGGCTGACGCTGAACCCGGACATGGACACGGACGAGACGTGGCAGCGCTTCATTGCCACGCCGAGCCCTGACACCTGGACGTGTGAGATTAACTGGCGGGACAACCCCTGGTTTCCTGCGGTGCTGGAGCAAGAGCGGGTGAAGGCGCAGGCGCTGGACCCAGTGAGCTATGACCACATCTGGGAAGGCAAGCCCCGCCGCGTGGCCGAAGGCGCCATTTACCGCCATGAGATTGACCAGCTTTACACCGACAAGCGCGTGAGGCTGGTGCCCTACGACCCGGAGTTGCCTGTGCACAGCATCTGGGACTTGGGTTGGAACGACGCCATGACCATCATCCTGGCGCAGCGCGGGCCGCGCGAGGTGCGCGTCATTGGCTACATCGAGGACAGCAACCGCACGCTGGACTGGTATGTGGGCCAGCTGGAGCGCAACCCGTACCGCTGGGGCACCGACTTTCTGCCGCACGACGGGCGCACACGCAACTTCCAGACCGGCAAGAGCACCGAGGAGCTGCTGAAAGACATGGGCCGCACGGTGCATGTGCTGCCGCAGACCAGCATTGAGGAAGGAATCAAGGCCGCGCGCCTGTTGTTCCCCAAATGCTACTTCGACCAAGAGAAGACATTGCGTCTGGTGGAGTGCCTGAAACGCTACCGGCGCGACATCAATCAGAAGACGAACGAGCCGGGCGCCCCGCTGCACGACGAGTACAGCCACGGCGCAGACGCCTTCCGCTATCTGGGCCAAGCCGTGGATCTGATGACCAGCACGGTCAGCGACTCCGTGACCGCATTCAAAAACCGAAAACGTAGCTGGAGATAACCGCCGTGAACATTTCCCCCGTCCTGTCGCCCAGCGGCGAGCCCATGTTCTCCGTGGGTGGCAACCAGGCCTACAAAACCGCAGTGAAGCATGGCTACGTTGTGAGCCTTGAGTGGATTCGCCTGGGCAAGCACATCCGCGCTGCGATGTGCATTTGGCCTGCCAGCAATGTGTTCGTGACCGGCGAAGGGCAGGGCATTTGGACGATCACCCGCAACTGCATCACTGAATTCGTGGGCTTCAACAAAGACGACAAATGCACGGGCGGGCCGTCGGAGCACTGTTTCCGCGAGGCGCGCGAGGCTTTGCCGCTGCTGGGCAAGGATGTGAACGACAAAGCCGCGCTGCATGAGCTGGTGGATGTGGTGGTGACGTTCGCGCCAGAGCTGGTGCTGATGCCGGCCACCCCCAAGTACATCAAACAAGCCCTGGACACACCCGCGATGTGGGAGGTGACAGCCACTAACAAAGACACCGGCAAGGTGCTCAACGAGGCCGAAGTATGACCATTGAATTGCAAAAAAAGCTGCGCCACGAATTGCGCTACGACCCTGAAACGGGCGACTTTTTCCGCGCAGTTGATGGGCGCTGCAAAAAGGCTGGCGAGAAGGTCGGTCACATCGACAAAGTGCTTGGGTACAAAACGGTGAACTGGAACGGTGGGAACAAGTACGCGCACCGGCTAGCGTGGCTCTATGTTTATGGGCGACTCCCAAGGGAGATCGACCACATCAATGGCAATAGGTCGGATAACCGCCTTTGCAACCTACGAGAAGCGACGCATGCGCAGAACCTGGAAAACATCTCTCCGACACCAAAAGGCGCCAACAGCCTAATTGGTGCATCGTTTCTTGCGCGGACGGGGAAGTGGTCGGCGCAGATACAGATAGGCGGTCGGAAAAAGCATTTGGGCTATTTCGCTACCGAACAAGAGGCTCATGATGCCTACAAGGCAGCCAAAGCCATACATCACACATTCAACCCAGAACTAAGGACGGCGTAATCATGGATGGCCTGAAAAAAGATGAAGCGTCCGTTCAGGAGCGACACGACAAGCGAAGGAGTTGGTTTTTGGCTGAGGCCGCTAGGCAATCGGCTAACAGAGCAATGATGGCGCGCTCGGAAAGCTTCTACGACGGCAACCAGTACGAGTTTGACGACGCCCAGGAGTTGCGCGACCGTGGCCAGCCGGTGGTGGTTTACAACGAGGTCAAGCCCACGATTGACTGGCTGATCGGCACCGAGCGCAAGACGCGGGTGGATTTTCTGGTGGTGGCCGACGACGAGGGCGAGGAAGCTGACACGGACGCCACGCTCAAGACCAAGCTGCTCAAGTACCTGGACGAGACAAACCGGGCCAGCTTTGAGCGCAGCTATGCAGCCGAGGACGCTTTTAAGGCTGGCATCGGCTGGATTGAGGTGGGCCTGCGTGGTGATAAGAACGGCGCGCCGGTCTATATCGGTGCTGAATCGTGGCGAAACATCCTGTGGGACAGCATGGCCACCAAGCGGGATCTGTCTGACGCCCGCTACCTGTTCCGCATCAAGGTTGTGGACCTGGATGTGGCTATCGCGCTGTTCCCGGACAAGAAGGACAAGCTGGAAGCCTGCGCACAGAACGGCGACGATGCGGAGATTCTGCGCAATTGGCTGGGCACGGGGCTGATTGCTGGCCTGGATGCTTTCAGCAGCCAGGATGACAAGCTGGACTACCTGACGGCCAAGCCGGTGGACATGTTCAACACCCGCGAGCGCGTGCTGCTGCTGGAGTGCTGGAGCCGTGAGCCTTTTCACAACAAGGAGCCGGGGCCGTTTGGCATTGCCGACCCGATGACCTGGCGCATCATGTGCTCCATCATGACGGAGAAGGACACGCTGATTGAGTCGTGGAGCCCGTTCAAGCATGACCGGTTCCCATTCATCCCGTATTGGGCCTACCGGAACAAGCGCACCGGCCTGCCGTATAGCCCAATCTGCCAGCTGATGGGGCCGCAGGAGGCGCTGAACCATCGCATGAGCCGCAGTTTGTATGAGGCCAGCGCCAACCAGCTGCTGATGGAAGAAGACTCCTTCAACCCCGAGGTGATGGACATTGACGAGATCCGGCGCGAGCTGGATGACCCGCACGGCACGGCAGTGTTTGCCCGTGGGGCGCTGGCTGGCGGCAAGGTGCGCGACCGGGACAACAACCAGAGCGCCCAATTCCAGTTGAACCTGGCGCAATACGACCAGTCGGCTATTCGGCAAATGTCGGGCGTTACCCCAGACAACCGGGGGCTGGACTCCAATGTGACCAGTGGGCGCGCTGTGCTGGCTAAGCAGGAGCAGGGCAGTCTGCTGACAATGGAGCTGTTCGACAACCTGCTGTTTGCCCGGCAGATGGAGGGCGAGATGGCGCTGAGCCTGGCTGAGCAGTTCATTACCCAGCCCATGACGGTGCGCACCAGCGGCGACAACGGGCGCAATGAGTACACGCGCATCAATGAACCACAACCTGACGGCACGTATCTGAACGACATCACCCAGCGCCAGGCGCACTTCACCGTGGGCGAGCAGGCCTGGAAACAGTCCTTTGCCGAAGCGGCCTTTGAGCAGCTGATGCAGGTGATGACCCAGCTGGCCAGCGCTGCGCCGCAAATCGTGGTCAACCTGCTGGACGTGATTTTCGAGATGCATCCGAACCTGCCGCGCAAGCAGGCAATCTTGAAGCGCATCCGTTCGGTGAATGGCCAGGCCGATGACACCGGGAAGATGACGCCCGAGCAGCAAGCCGAGATGCAGCAGAAGCAGCAGATGGCGCAGGCCCAGTTTGAGGCGCAGATGGCACAACTCCAAGCGCAGATTCGCGAAGCCCAGGCCAAGGGTGAGAAGCTGGAAGCCGATGCCATGGCCAAGCGCCTGGAAGGGCTGTACCTGTCGGCCCAGGCTGCGCAGGTGCTGGCGATGGCGCCGCAGATCACGCCCGTGGCTGACGAGCTGCTGAAGTCGGTGGGGTTCAAGGACATGAATGGCCAGGGTGTGATTGACCCGGCCGCAATGCCTGCAGCACAACCTGCGCCGATGCAGCCGCCCATGCAGGAGCCCATCCCCGACATGCAGCAGATGGACGGCGCCATGGCGGGCAGCCAGACACCCATGGCCGATGGCGTAGAGCAAAACCTGATTGAGCAACCACTACCACCACAGCAATGACAGCGACCCCAATTTCCACAGGAGACACCGTGCGCCACAAGAGCGGCGGCCCAGACATGACCATCACCAGCCTGGATGGCCAGCAGGCCCTGTGCGCATGGGATGGCCAGACCCAGCTGCATCGACTGGGCGAACTGGACCTGGTGGCTCAGGCCGACGACTTCCCTTTAGGGAAGGCATGCGACTTGTCTGGCGATGGCACTTGTGAGGCCTGCCAATGACCTGCGTAATTTCACCAATCCCACCCATGAACACCGAGGTTTACATGAGCACCATCAACGAAACTATCGAGCAAGAGATCCAGGCCAAGGGCCTGACAGCGCCGCGCGTGACGCCTGCGGACATTGAGGCGAACATCGCCAGCGAGCACTATTTCACGGCCCGAGACGGCAGGCTGGGTGCGCTGACAAACGAGGCGTACGTGGGCAGGGAGCGTCCCGTGGAGGGCAATGCCGATCTTGCGCCTTTGGGCCTTCTCACCTTCTGCGTGCTGGTCCTGCGCAACGGCTTCACCGTGACCGGCGAGAGCGCCTGCGCCAGCCCAGAGAACTTCGACGCCGAGGTGGGCCGCAAGATTGCCCGCCAGAACGCTGTGCAGAAGATTTGGCCGCTGATGGGCTACGAGCTGCGCAGCCAGCTGGCTAACCAATAACCCACCACCAACCTCGCAGGAGTGAGAACCATGAGCACACCCGAAGACCTCAAAGCACTTGAAGCCATTGCCGCCGCGCAGGCCGCTGGCCAAGACCCGTTTGGCGATGATGAACCGCTGACCGTGGAGGCTGACGCAGACGAGCCAGCCTCTGAGGCAGCGCCCGAGGCTGCAGCAGAACCCGAAGCAGAGCAGGCCGCAGCCGATGCGCCGACTGCCGAGGCAGAGCAGGCCGAAGCTGATCCTGCCCCCGCTGCCGCTAGCACCGAAGCAGCCGAGCTGCCTACATACAAAGCCGAGGTGCCACCAGACTACAAAGCCCAGCGTGCAGAGCTGATGAAGGCCAAGGCCGAGGCCATGAAGCAACTCATGGACGGAGAGATTGATGCGGAAGCCTACGCGGCCGAGGATGCCCGTGTGTCAGAGGCGCTGGAGGACTTGGCAGCAGCGCGCATCCGTGCAGAGACTTTGCAAGAAGCCAATGCGCAGTCTCAGCAGGCGTACCAAGCCCGCGCCATTCAGCGGCTGATTGCGAACACCAAGGGCGAGGTGGACTATGCCACGGATGCCACGGCGCAGCAGCAGTTCGACACCAGCCTGCAGGTGCTGGCCGCACAGCCTGCCAATGCTGGCAAGGACTTCGCAGACTTGATCGAGGACGCGCACAAGATGGTCAAGGCTATGCGTGGCGTGCAGTCCCAGGCCAAGGCGCCAGCATCCGACCGCAAGCCTGCAGGTGATGTGCCAGTGACGCTGCGCAGCCTGCCCAGTGCGTCCACGCCGAACACAGGCGGGGTGATCGAGCAGATTGCACGCCTCAAGGGACCCGCCTACGAGGCCGCCTATGCCAAGTTGACGCCCGCACAGCAGGCAGCTTTGCTGGACGAGTAATGGCCCAAAACAAGCCGGGGCTGGTGGTTGAGATCCGCGAGGGCGAATCCGTTTGCCTGCGCGGAATCAATGGCGTTGACTCCGAAAAAATTGTGCTAATACTCGAATCCAAAGATGGACGCAAGGCCCGCGTGCGTATTCAGGCAAGCCCTTCCGTGAGGGTGGGCAAGCCCGAGAGCAGGCGGCGAACTGAGCCAGCTTTGTAAGGCCCTGGCATCCCGCTGGGGGTTTTTCGGCGCGCAGGAGTGCGTCACTGTGCTGGACAAGGAGTAACACATGAGCCGCACGACAATTTTGCCGAACGACCCGAACAAGCGTAAAGCCTGGGCAGCGGCAGTAGCTAACGACGCTGCCCAAGAGCAGTATTTCGCCCGCCTGGTGGGTGAAGAAGGCTCGCGCTCTGCCGTCATCAAGAAGACGGAACTGGAAAAGGGCGCCGGCGATGAAGTGACCACCGCACTGGTGGCCAAGCTGCGCGGCGCCCCCATCACCGAGGGCCAGAAACTCGCGGGCCAAGAGTTCAAGCTGCAGCACGCCGCACACACGATGCGCATCAACGAGTTCCGCCATGGCGTGAACGTCGGTGCACGCATCGAGCAGTCGCGCGTGGGCTACAACCTGAAGAAGCAGGGCCGCGAGAAGCTGACCGAGTACATCAAGGAGCTGTATGAGCAGGTCATCGTGACCGCTGCATCCGGCGCCCGCGGTGTGGGTGATGAGATCAGCCACTTCGGCGCTGACTACGCGGGCTACCCCAACGCCCTGCGCGCCCCTGATGCTGCCCACTTGTTTGTGGGCGCGGATGGCTCCAAGGCCAAAGCCACCCTGGCAGGCACCGACAAGATGACTCTTGCCACGGTGAACAAGCTGCGCACCAAGGCCAAGAAGATGCTGGGCGGCAAGGACAAGCCTGTGAAGATGACGGCCGTTCGCAAGGGCGGCAAGGATTGCTTCATTTTGGCTGTGCTACCCGAAGTGATGCAGGACATCCGCGACGATGTGGGCGCACAAGGCTGGTTTGAAGCCCAGAAGGCTCTGACCGCTGCTGTGGGCAAAGAGTCCGAGATCTTCAAGGGCGGCGCCGGGATGTTCAACGGCGTGCTGATTGACGAAATGGAAGTGGGCGTGAAGTTCAACGACTACGGCTCTGGCGGCAATGTCGCTGCTGCCCGTTCGCTGTTCATGGGCGCCAACGCTGTTTCCATCGCGCACGGCACCAAGGGTATGGCCGATGGTATGTCGGTGAGCCTGGACGAAGACATGGACGACCGCAAGCACGATCACATCTTGTTCTTCGAGATGATTTTCGGCGCTGACAAGTCCCAGTTCGACGGTCTGGACTACGGCCAGATCACTGTGGACACGGCCTACACCGCCGCCGTCTAACGCAACCCTCACCTGAAGGAATACCAAAATGGCCCTCAAACAATCCAAGCAGGTGCTGGCTGGTCTGCCTGCCCCTACCGCGGCCCAAGCCGCTAACCTCATCTCTGTGACTGGCGAGTACGTGACCGTGACCGGCGATGCCATCAATGACATCGTGGAGTTCGGCGCAATCCCGCAGAACTGCGTGCCTGTGGACCTGATCGTGGACAACGGCGCATTGGGCGCTTCGGCCACGCTGGACGCTGGCGTTATCAGTGGCACCTACGGCAAGGCCGACAACGCGCGCACCATGGGTAGCGAGTTCTTCGCAGCCTCTGCCGCCGCTACCGCTGGCGTGATTCGCCGTTCCAAGAACGTGAGTGGTCTTGCATCCAGCGCTTCTGAGCGTGGGTGGGGCATCAAGTTCCTGGGCGCGAACCCCGCAGCCGGCCAGACGATCCGCGCAACGCTGATCTGCCTTCCCGTGACTGTAGGCATCGCCTGATGGCCCGCCCGCGCAAAGCTGCCGAGCCTGCGCAGGAACTGTCCGCGGCTGACCGGGAGAACCCCGAGAAGCTGTCGGGCAGTGATCTGCGTGCGCTGGCCCACCGCCGCGGGCTGGCTCGCTCGGAGGTTGAGCGCATGGATGACGACAAGATCCGCGTTCAGCTGCGCTACCTGACCCACCGCCAGTACGACGATGAAGTGGTCTGATTTCAGCCCCTATGTGCTGCCCTATGTGATCGGCTGCCCTCAGCCGGTGATGGACCAGCACATCAAACTGGCGGCCATTGATTTCTTCCGGCGCACGCTGTCATATCGGCAGGTGCTAGAGCCAGTGGTGACGGAAGGAACCGCATTGGTGCCGCTGGAAGCTCCAATGGATACGCAGATCATCAAGATCAAATCGGTGACTGTGGGTGACATCGATTTCCCACTAGTGGAAGCAGCGCACGGCCTGGAGCTTTCACGCACCAACCCAGGCCGTGAGTTTGCCTTCACACAAGATGGCCGCACGCTGGTGGTGTACCCCATCCAGCCAGCGGGCATTGAGGTGATTGCCGAGGTTGCAGTGGCGCCTAGCATCACATCCAACACTCTGGATGATGCCCTGGCACAACAGCACATGCAGGACATTGCCCACGGTGCTATTGCATCCCTCAAGCGCGTGCCGAATCAGCCGTTCTCTGACCTGGCTGCATCGCCCATGCACCAGGCCATGTTTGAGGCGCGCGTGTCCACTATTGCGGCAAAGCACAGCCGCGGTGTTCTAGCCGCCAAGATGCGCAGCAGGCCAACGTACCTGTAGCGTTGACTCCGGGAAAAAATGGCGGATTCTTGCAATCGTTAACTCGATTGCACCATGCCCACTACCGCCCAGTCCATCATCCTTGACGTGCAGATTGCTCTGCTCGATGTGTCTGGCACACGCTGGCCGGCCACTGAGCTGGTGAAATACTTGCACGATGGGCAGCGCGCTATTGCGCAAATGCGACCAGACACCACGGCTACTGTTGTGACGTTCACACCAGCTGCGGCAGGTGCACGGCACACATTGCCCGCAGCAGCGGCTTCTCTCATCGACATCCCGCGAAACGCAGGAGTCCGCAAGCGTGCCATTACCAAGGTGGACCAGGTGTTGCTGGATGCCACGGTGCGCGACTGGCAAGGAATGGCCCCGGCTGCAGAAATCCAGCATTTCATGCACGACTTGCGCGAGCCGCGAGCGTTCCTGACATACCCGCCTGCCGCTACAACAGCGGCACTGGAGTTGGTGTATTCCGCTTATCCCGCGGCCACAGCGACTGCCAGCGGGGCAGCGGCGGCAACGGTGAGCGGGAACATTGATCTGCCAGACGAGTGGGCAAACCCGCTTTTGAATTACGTGCTCTACCGCGCCTATTCAAAGGACGCGGAAGTCGCAGGCAATGCGCAGCTTGCTGCCAGCCATCTCGCCTTGTTCAACAACGCCGCGGGCATTCAGCTGGAAGCCTCCAGCACCGTGGCCCCACAAACTTAATAGGAGCGCCACATGGCCGGTTTTTCCACATCCCTCGCCAACGCAATTGTCAATGCGGTGCTGCGCCAGCAGGCGTTTCCAACGATTCGCACCACGTACTTTGCCTTGTTCACTGCAGACCCAACTGATGCGTTTGTGGCAGGCACGGAGGTGTCCGCCGCCTGGTATCAGCGCCAGCCCACGGGGGCGTTTGCTGCGCCTTCTACGGGCACCTCCTACAACAACACCAATGTGGAGTTCCCCCCTGTGGTGGGCGCTCCTGTGGTGGTGACGCACATCGGTATCGTGGAAGGCTCAAGCCCCTCGGACCCGACGGCCACCTTGCTGTTCAGTGAGCAGCTTGACGAGCCCAAGACCCTGACCACCAACGACATTTACACGGTGCGCAGCCAGGGTAGCTCTGGTGACTTCACGCTTTCGCTGATTTAAGACCATGAACACCCACGGCATCAACGAAGCCGCGATCAATGAGAGCGCAACGGACGTAACTGTCCGGGTGCTTCTGGTTGTCCGCGCTTACGCCCTTGCCGTGGTGTCAGGGCGCGTGTTCCGCAGGAGCGCGGTTTCTGCACAGGCTGAGTTGGATGCGCAGGCTGCTGCGCGCGTGGTGAAGTCATCTTCGACCGTGACGCAGGCCCGTGCTGATGCGTCAATCGTTGCTCGCATTCTGGCCAGATCCGCAGAGGTGGCGCAGGCTATTGCGCAGATCACCCTGGTGCGCCCGGTTGTGCAGGTGTTTGTGGCGTGCTACGCCAGGGCGACAAGCCTTGTTGTTGGGCGCGTGGCTCGCGCTTCGCAAATCTCCTCAACGGGCACAGCAGATGCCATGGCCACGGCCTCGCGCATCACAGCTGCATCTGTTTCCATCAATGCCGCTGTGCAAATTAGCGCCATTTCAAGGGCCGCACTTCGAGCGCCTGTCTCTCTGGCGGCTACCGCAGACATTGACGCGAACCCTAACACCGTAAAGCGCGTGCAGTTTGACGAGTACGCAGTGGATGCGCAGACCTTTGTTGTCCCATTTGAGGACAACGTTTTCTTTGTGAGGTAACTGTGGCACTCGCAGCAATCACCCAACAGCCCCGCGACGTGCGGGACTACGACATTGACTTTGGCGAGTGGTTTCCGCTCGATGACACGGTGGTCGCGGCCACCGTTGCGGTGGAGCCTGCTGGCCTGACTGTGACCTACGCACTGCAGCACCCCCGCGTGAAAGTGTGGCTACAGGACGGCGTTACCGGTGGCTCCTACAAGGTGACGGTGGTCGCCTACACCAATGACGGGCGAGCCAAAGAAGTCGAGTTGAAAGTTCGGATCAAGGACACCTGATGGCCAAGCAACTGTTTCTCAACAACTTCACCACCGTGTTCATTGCGGCGGTGAAGGAAACGCCAACCACCGGTACGCCAGCGACCGAGCTGGACTACGGTGTTCTGCGCGTGTCTGATGGTGCGGCGGGCATGTTGCTCAATCCAACTGGCGGCGACTACTACGTGCTCACTGCCTACAAGCGGTCCGGTAGCATTGAATCGAGCATTGAGGTGATGCGCGTCACTGCCGTGGATAACTCCATACCTGGCGAGTGTCGTATCACTGTTCAGCGAGCCCAGGAGGGGACGACTGCCCAGGCTTATGTCTCAGGGGACTACCTTTCGCTGCGCTTCACCAAGGGCAGCGCCGAGAGCATGGTGCAGAAAGTCGCTGGCAAGGGGCTGAGCACTGAGGACTACACCACCGCTGAGAAAAGCAAGCTCGCTGGTGTGGCTGAAGGGGCCACAGCCAACAGCACGGATGCTCAGTTGCGGGATCGTGCAACCCACACAGGCACACAGGCGATTACTACGGTGTCCGGTTTGCAGGCTGCGCTGGATACCAAGGTCGATAAGGTTGCTGGCAAGGGGCTGAGCACTGAGGACTACACCACCGCTGAGAAAAGCAAGCTCGCTGGTGTGGCTGCAGGGGCCACAGCCAACAGCACGGATGCTCAGTTGCGTGACCGCGCAACCCATACCGGTGAGCAAGCGATTGCAAGCGTCACTGGCCTGCAAAGCGCCTTGGATGCAAAGGCCCCGACCGCTACGCCAACCATTACCGGCCTGCGAGAAGTGCGCGCAGCACTGCCCGCCAACAACATCGACCTTGCCACAGGCAATGTCTTCACCAAAACCATCAGCGGCGCTACGACGCTCACAGTGTCAAACGTTCCGGCGGCGGGTACAACAGCCAGTTTCATCCTCGACCTGACCAACGGAGGCAGTGCTGGGATTACCTGGTGGGCTGGAATGAAGTGGGCCGGTGGCACTGTTCCGACGCTGACTGCTGCAGGGCGCGATGTGCTCGGCTTTTTCACCCACGATGGTGGTACTACCTGGACGGGCCTGGTGCTTGGAAAGGATGTGAAGTAATGAGCATTCGCAACCTTGTTATGGCAGCCGCTGGATTGGCTGGCGACGGGAAATATAAATACTGGAGAATTGAATTCCCGTCCGGCGGGTACAACAATTTTATGTATATCGCAGAGGTTAGGATTTACGCGCAAGGCGAGGCATATCCAGAATCCCCAAGAACAACAACTTCGCCAAATTATCCTTATTCAACAGCCACGGCTGACAAGGCTACTGATGGATATACAAATACAGAGTGGATTCTAAATCAACAGCTAACAGACGCTAACCCAGCGATAATAATCCAAGAGTTATATACCCCTAAAAAAATTACAAAGTTGGCTATTTACCTTGCTGTGTATCAATACAGGCCATTTGATTATTTGATCAAGGCATCAAACGACGGCACTAATTATGTGATTGTAAAAGCAAAAACTACGCTTGGGTATGCTAATAACAGTGGGTGGTATTATTATGATATTTAATAAGTTATAAATATGCTTTATTTTTACCAACTTACAGGCGAATTTGGCATCTCCCGCCAAGATGCGTGCATGCGGGCAAACACCTCCGCCCCAGAAGGCTCCCCTGTTATTGGGAAGTTTGTCGGCTACCAGGACGGCAATCCACCCGAGCACAACCGAATCACCCATGTGGCGGTGGAGGTTGCGCCAACCATCGTTGACGGCACGTTGACGCAGCAATGGCGCATCGACCAGCTTCCGCAAGAGCAGGTGGTGCAAAACCTTGCCCGCGCACGCGAGGCTGCATGGGAGGCCATCAAGGTCGAGCGCGACCGCCGCGCTGGCCTGGGCGTGAAAGTCGGCCAGCACTGGTTTCACAGTGACCAAAAGAGCCGCACCCAGCAACTCGGGCTGGTCTTGCTCGGGGCCAACATCCCTGCGGGTCTGCAGTGGAAAACGCTGACCCTGACACCGCCGCCCGTCTTCGTGCCCATGACGCAGCAGCTCGCCCAGGCCATCGTTTCCGCAACGGCTGCCAGCGACACGGCCATCTTCACTGCTGCCGAGGTTCACCGCATTGCGGTGGAGTCAAGCACGGCACCACAGAACTACGACTTTTCAACTGGCTGGCCCACATCCATCGAGGAGGAAGCAAATGCTGCAGGCATTACGTTTGACCAAAGCCTACTTTGAGCAGGTTTTCATCGCTGCTGACCAGCTGGTCAACGCGCTGATTCCTCCGCTGGACGGCACGATCAGCTACGCCGACGAAACCCTGTCAGCCCGCAGCTACCGCGCGTACCGGGACGGCAAAATTTTCGGCAAGCTGACCATGAAGCCGATCAACCTGCTGTTCTTCTGGCAGGGGCCTGACCATTGCTACAAGGCGTATCTCAAAGAGCGCGCACGCAAGAACCTACCAGCCGAGTACCAACAACATACCGAGCAAGGCTGCCAGTGAAGAACGACCTGTTGCATCAGACGGACACGAACACAGTGAAGGCGCTCGTCAATTGGGTGGCTGCGTTCCTTGGCATCGGCACGTTCCTCGGGGTAGTCAATCTCGCCGTAGGGGTGCTGTCCGCAGCGTGGTTGTCTGTTCAGATTTACGGCTACCTTGTGCATGAGCTGCCAATGAAGAAGATGCGCAAGCAGATGCTCAAACATGAGCTTGATCTGGCCCGCGCTGGGCAGGTCGCATCGTGGCGCTCGGAGGCAGACGAGTGACCGCGCAGTCCAAAGTCCCCAAAGCGCTGGCTGGCTCCCTAGCTGCCCTGGTCATGCTGGCCGCTGGGGTGAGCATCCAGAATGCAGAGCCCACGCCCGAGGCGCTGGGCAACGAGTACATCCGGGCCGTGGCAGCAGACACCAGCACCAGCATGGCGGTGAAGATCGCCATGGTCATGGGCTCCCAATACGAGAGCAGCGGCAAGCACATCGGCAAGCCCTATGTGGACAAGCTGGGGCGCGGACAGCTCCTGACCGTGTGCAACGGAGTCACCGGGCCGGAGGTGGTGGCAGGTCGGTACTACACGCCCGCCGATTGCATGCGGATTGAAAAGCGCCGCTACCTGTTGGCGGAGGCCGCAGCGATGCGCGCTCTGGTGTACTGGCCCAGCTACGACGACTTTGCCCGCGCCACGTTCATCGACTTCATCTGGAACAAAGGCGAGGCTGCCTTTGAGGGCAGCACCATGTTGACCCTGGCCAACCGTGGCCAGCTTGAAGCAGCGTGCCGACAGAACCCGCGATGGAACAAGGGTACAAAGAACGGCGTGCTCCAGGTGCTGCCAGGGCTCCAGATCCGCGGAGATTCCAACGGCGAGATTTGCACTGACTGGAGGCTCCAGTGATTTACACCAATGTTGCCGCATTCATCGCTGGGCTGGCCCTTGCCGCTGCGTCCACCTGGCATATCCAGGCTTGGCGCTATGACGCGCAGATTGCCGACATGCAGGGCAAGCAGGCCACCGCCAACCTGAAGCGCTCTGAAGTCGCCCGCGCTGACGAAATCCAAACTGCATCGAAGGAATCGACACATGCCGCAAACACGTCGAAAAACTCTGACGAATTCACCACATCGCAGCCTGTTCGTGACGCCATTGCTCGCGTTGATGTTACTCGCGCTGAGCGGCTGCGCACAGATGCCGAACGCCGAGCCGCCACTTATCGCGCGCAAGCCCAAGCCTGCACCACTGCCAGCAGCAGTATTGCAGATCGACTTGAAGCCTTCGACCGCCAGCTTGTCGAGGGGGTTGCAGTGGTCGGAGAACTCCGAAAGGATCTTGTCCGACGCGATTCGGAGGTGAATCTTCTCAGATCAATCATTGATGCGGATCGCGCATTGTTGGCGAATTGATGTGCCGCCAAGTTTTGCAAGAGAGAGCTCGACTTAGCGCCGCCTCAGAGACGCGCAAATGGTGCGCCCACCAACTTTGGGTTTTGCCCTGTAGATCGGAACGAAGTCTTCTTACAGTTTCATCATCTAGCTTTGCTTCAGCGTGTCGCTGGCCATGCTTTAGGCGGCCATGAGCAAGTTTGTCAGCTTCATTCTCCGATTGCGTCCCATAACGAAGATTCAACAAAGTGTTGTTTGTTTTGTCGCCGTCGATGTGGCAAACGGAATAGCCTTCAGGTCGTGGACCAATAAACACCATGGCGACCAGATGATGGACTCGTTTGGTTTCAGCTTTTTGCCCTGGTTTTGCCAGGCTCACACGGATATAACCATGATTGTCCGCTACCGCTTTGAGCGTGCTACCAGGATAGCTCCTCCGCACAACATGGCCCAATGGGCTCAACTGCAAAATGAAACGGTCAAGCGAGCGTACATCCCCAAATGAACTGATTTCGTAGATACCTTCGTATCCATCTATAGCTTTCCAAACAGGAATAGGGGGCTCTGTAGAATGCTGTGCAGCCATGAAGACCTCTCAATCAGGTTGTTGTGGTTAGAGCCCACATCGCTTTGCAAGAGCTTTGCGGGCTCGCCTATTTTAACGACGAAGTAGTGCTGCTGCGAAAGCAGGTTGATACAGAGCGTGCGTTGAACTCAGAGGAGTGACATGACAGTCATCGCCATTTCCAGTTTTTTGGGCGAGAACCGCGCGGCAGAGCCCAAGCTGATCCCGGAAGGCCAAGGCACCGTATCGCTGAACCAGAAGCCAGGCCGCGGGGACCTGCGCCCCTGGCGCGAGCCCGCCCAGGTATTCAGCGCCCCCGGTGGCACCAAGACGATCTACCGCATGGGGCGCTCCACGCCCAGTGATAGCCTGTACTGGCTGGCATGGCCGGATGTGGTGCACACCGCACTGGGCTTTGACGCGGAGGACACGACTGAGCGCACGGCATACACAGGGTCAGGGCACCCAAAGGTGACGGACAACCTAGCACTGAGCAGCAATCAGCCGACCACCAATCCATCGGTCAGTCGCCCGCTCGGACTTCCAGCACCCGCGACCGCGCTGTCTGCCAATGTGGTGTTACCCGCACCAGACCCAGACGAGGGGAAGTTCCGCCTGCTGATTACCGCCAAGCAGATCGCCGCGCTGACCGGTGGCAGTGAGTACCGCCTGTCGGTAGATGGGCGCGATGCGCAGACGTTCACGCTCCCAGGCACATCCACCAGCAAGGTGTCGGCCGCTGAGCTGGTAGTGGCGCTCACGGCTCTGCAGGGTATCAAGGCCGTTGTCGCTGATGAAAAAGACGAGGATGCACCACTGGGCGTCAAGGTGACGGGCGCAGAAGTGGGCAAGGCATTCACGCTGGAGCGCCTGACGGGCACCACGCAGAACTACGATGCAGGCGCGGCCACGCTGACGCAGCTGTTTTCATCGGTGGGGAACTCTGGCCCAACTGCAACTCTGCTGCGAGCCACGGCCACCACCAGCGCTGGGTTCAATGTCGTCATCACCGACGCCATGCTGGAAACCCTGGCGGCCGGAGACACGCTGACCTGCACGGTTTCTGGTAATTTCCGCTTTGGCGTGACCATCGGTGGCAATAGCCGCTCCAGTGTAGTGGCCGCGCTGACGGCTGGCGGCGTGCAGGCCACAGCGCAAGATTACGTCCCTGGTGGAGTTGTTGACTACAGCGAATCCTCCAGTGGGAACTACGAGGGGCAGCCTGGTGGTGTGCGCATCAATGTTGGGGCCACTTCTACCGCGGCGACGGTGGAGATTCAACGATCATCGGGGGCGACTGCCGCGCTGGTCATCACGCAGGACTGGCTGGCCGCCAATGCCAAGGGTGGTGACAAGTGGCAGGTGCAGATCGGCCAGGCGGCACCAGTCGCCATCACCCTGACGGCGGGGGCGAACACCTACCCTCCAGCGGTGACGCCTGCCTCACTCAAGCAGGCGCTGTCTGCGGTGTCAAAAATCGTCGCCACAGAGGAATCTACAGGCGGATCTACCCAGCTTCGCATCGAGGCTATTGGCTCTGGGGCGAGCATCACGATCAAGAAGATCACGCCTGCGGCCACCAAGGTGTGGGGCGAGGCGGCAGCTGCCACGGTCATTGGCCCCAAAAAACGAGAGGTGGCGGACTACTTCTACGTTTACACCTACGTGAATGACTGGGGCTGGGAGAGCGCGCCGAGCCCGGTGAGTGCCGCGGTGGAGCGCACAATTGACGAAACGGTGGTTCTTTCCAACCTGGCATCACCCCCCGGTGGTGGATACAACATCAATCGCGTGCGTGTGTACCGCACCCAGGCCGGCACAACCGGCAATGCAGATTTCTTCTTTCTGCTGGAGGCGGCTGCGGCGGTTGCCACGGTGAAGGACACAGGCCAGGAGATTGGCGAAGTGCTGGCCACCAAGAAGTGGCTGCCCGCGCCAGGGGTGCCGCGCGGTGGCGCCACCAATCTGACAGAGCAAAACCTGCACACCCTCACGCCGATGTGGAACGGCATGCTGGCAGGCATCACCAATGGAACGGTGCGATTCTGCGAGGCCTATGTGCCTTACGCCTGGCCGATTGGCTATGACGCGGTGCCACCTGACGGCCGCGCGGTGGGGTTGGGGGTGTTTGGGCAGAACCTGCTGGTGCTGACCACTGGAAAGCCTATCCTGGTGTCTGGTTCTTCCCCGGACTCGCTAGACCAGGCGCCCCTGGACATCCCGCAGGGTTGCATTGCGCCGAGCTCGGTGGTGAGCATGGGCGCTGGCGTGGCCTGGGCATCGAACGATGGGCTGTGCTGGTACGGCGCAGGCGGTGCACGGGTGTTGACGGCCGGCGTGCTGCTGCGCGAGGACTGGCTCAAGCTGCGCCCTGAAACCATCATCGGGCAAATGTACGAAGGCCTGTACTTTGGCAGCTATGAGCCATCACCAGGGGCGCCGCGCAAGGGATTTTTGGTAGATCCTGCAGGTGGCGCAGGCATTTTCTTCCTGAGTGAAGGCTTTGATGCTGCGCACTTTGATAGCGCACAAGACCAGTTGTATGTGCTGCGCGGCACGCGAATCCTGAAATGGGACGCGGCCGAGAGTTTCATGTCAGCCACGTTCCGGTCCAAGACCTTCAGGCAGCCACAGCCGACCACGTTCTCCTGCGCAGAGGTGGTGGCCAGCGCGTACCCGGTGCGGCTGACCGTCCTGGCCGATGGGGTGCAGCGGTTTTCTGCAGAGGTGCACAGCCGTGAGCCGCTGCGTCTGCCCGCGGGGTTCCGGGCCATGGATTGGGCCATCGAAGTGCAGTGCACTGGCGCTGCAGCGATTCAAGCCGTGATTTTGGCCGGTAGCATTCAGGAGCTTGCAACAGTATGAGCGAGGACAAACGCCTAGACATCCCGGCGCCTGGCTCGCCCAACTTTGAGGCGCGGGTGCGCGAAGCGCTGCAGACCTACATGGGCACACGCGGCGACCCGCTGGACAAGGGGTTGACTCTGCGCGACCTGACGGATATTGGGCTGCTTGAGTATGGTGGAGGTCGTGGGCCCAACACGACCATTCGACCAGGGATCGTATATCCGCGTATCCCCGTAGAGGACGAGACGGAAGACCTTACCCCGCCGCCTACACCTACTGGGTTCGCGCTGGAGGCGGGGATTACCAATGTGTTCATTTCGCACGATGCCCCGACCTACACACAGGGGCGCGGCCATGACCGAACCATTGTTTATGGCGCCAAGCGCAATAGCGGCGACCCGCTGCCGACCTTTGCCCAGGCCGCGAAGATTGCCGACTTTATTGGTGAGGTGTATGGATACCCCACCGACCCGGCCACGATCTGGCACATGTGGATCACCTGGCGCACGCGCGACGGCGTGGAGTCGGTCACACCTGCGGGCGGCATCAATGGGCTGCAGGTTCGCACGGGCGAGGATGTGCAGCGGCTGCTGGATGCGCTCAATGGTCAAATCACTGGCTCGGAGCTGAACACCGAGCTGTCGCAAGTCATCGACGACTCGATGGTGGGGGTGAAGTACCTAGCCACGCAGTACGGCATGCGCGTGCAGGTGGCGGCTGATGGGCGGCGGCTGATTGGCGGCTATGGCCTGATGGGGACCAACAGCGCAGAGCGCGGGCCCAGCATCGACTTCGGGGTGCTGGCCAACAGGTTCTATGTGGGGGCGCCATCTACCGATGGTGCGATTAGCTCCACCCGGCCGTTCATCGTCCAGACGACGCCGACAACGATCAATGGCGTGGATGTGCCAGCCGGGGTTTACATCGAAGACGGCTTTATCAAAAACGGCACGATCACCAATGCCAAGATCGCCAATGCGGCCATCGACAACGCGAAGATCAAAGACTTGTCGGCGGACAAGATCAAGGCCGGGTCCATCGCTGTCGGGCAGTACATCCAGAGTACAACCTACAACCCCACCAACGCCAAAGGGTGGCGCATCACGGGCGATGGCCTTGCGGACTTTCGTGAGGTGGTTGTACGCGGCGGCGTGTTTGCCAACTACGGTGCGATTTCTGGCATTGCCATCGACCAGGATGGCCTGAGAACAGCCCCTTATGGTGTCGGGCCAGGGTTCTACCTGGGCAACGATGGACGGTTTTCGCTGGGGTCGGCCCTCACATGGAGCGGAACGAAGCTCAACATCCAGGGGGACGCCACGTTTTCCGGGGCGCTGGCTGCGGCCACTGGCACATTCAAAGGCGAGTTGTCTGCAGCCACCGGTACGTTCAAGGGAGCGCTGCAGGCGGCGAGTGGGTCTTTTTCGGGCACCCTGACTGCGGACGCCATCAATGCGGTGAGCACCATCAACATCGCAGGTAATGCGGTAACGATTCCTGGCGGGGCTTTTGGCTCTTACCGTGCCGAGGTGGTGTTGAGCACGGATGTCCCAACCCGATTCATGCTTGTGGGCACCTTCACGCAGGGAGATGGTCGGAATCGACTGCCATGGCTGCTACGCCACAACGGCGTGGACCTACAGTCGGAGATCCCGATTGACTGGACGCTTGGAGCCATGAGCCGTTTTGTTGACGTTCAGCCAGGCGTGCACACATTTGTCATCTACACCACGGTGGAAACTGGTTATGGCAGTTGTGGCCTGACGGTTTTGGGGGTCAAGCGATGACAGTGGATTTTTACCTGTACGACGATGACGGCCGTATCGTGATGGCGGGCCAGTGCCCAGAGAGCATGCTGGATCTGCAGCGCAAACCTGGGCTCACGCTGGCAAAAGGGAAGGCGTCCCATGGTGGTCAGTATGTGGATGGTGGGCAGCTTTTGGATATGCCGCCCCGGCCGGGCCCGCAGCATACCTTTGACTACAAGGCCAAGGCTTGGAACCTTTCAGTAGAGAAGGCATGGGCTGCCGTGCGCGCTGAGCGTGACAGGCTGCTAACGGCTACAGATTGGCGGCTGCTTCGCGCTGCAGAAACCGGTGTTCCTGTGGAAGTTGAGTGGCTGGAATACCGCCAAGCCCTGCGCGATGTGACCAAGCAACCAGACCCATCCGCTATCAAGTGGCCGACTCCCGTGGCAAGCATGCCACCCATCAGCGCCTAGATCTTGCGTTGACTCCGGCAAATCCTCCCCGACAGTAAACGGCAGGCCTGCAGTGGGCCTACGCGGGGAAGATGTGTCTGATCCATCCCAATCTTTTGATTACGACCTGGAGCAGGTGCTGCCATTCACGCAGAGCCTGATACCTGGTCTTGCCCGCACAGATGGCATGCGTTGCATTGGCCTGCGCAAAGACGGCGAGCTGGTAGCGGCTGCCGTGTACGAGGGTTTCAACGGGCAGAACATGTGGGTGCACCTGGCTGGCGTGCCTGGGCAGCGCTGGATGACGCGCGATTTCTTGCGTGCCGGTTTCGCGTACCCCTTCCTGGTGTGCGGGGTGCAGCGCCTGAGCGGCTATGTGAATTCTTCCAACCTGGCAGCGCGGCGGTTGAATGAGCACTTTGGCTACCAGGTGGAGGCGACTTTAAAAGGCGCGGCGCCGGATGGCGGCGATGTGCTGATTTACGTGATGTGGCGAAAGGATTGCCGGTATGTATGAACACTTGATGTTGCCACTGGGTGCTTTTGAGCCCAAGCCAGGCGGTGGCATGCGGCTGTATGGCGGCAAGGGCCAGAGCGCGCCAGCCCCAGATCCGCGGCTGGTTGAGGCGCAAATCCGCTCCATGGGCATTCAGGACGACATGATCGGCCGCATCGTGGCGTCTGCCGAAGCCATGCAGCCCTTGCAAGAGGAGCAAATGCGGTTTGGGCTGGATGCCAACCGCACAGCCTTTGAGCAGTCGCAGGCAGACAGGCAGTACGCGCTGGAGCGCCGTGGGCAGCTGACAGGCCTGCAGGACCAGATGATTGGCGAGGCACGCGACTTCAATGCGGAGAATCGCGGCGCTGAGCTGGCGGCCCAAGCGGGGGCAGACGTTGAGCAGGCCTTTGCCAACCAGCGCCAGGCATCCGGCCGCGCCATGGCGCGCATGGGCATCAACCCCAATTCAGGCCGCTCCTCTGCTATGGATGCAGAAATGAGCATGGCCCAGGCAACGGCCAAGGCGAGCATTCAAAGCGGCGCACGCCAAGCGGCGCGGGCCGAGGGCCGAGCGCTGACCGACCGCGCAAGCAATGCGCTGGCTGGCTACCCCGCCATGGGCATGAGCGCCACGGGCAGCGGCGCGCAGATTGGTGGCAATGGGATTGCTTTGATGAATTCTGCTGCGGCAGGGCGCACGGCGGGGTATGGCATGGCTGGCAGTATGGCTGGGCAGATGGGCCAGAACGCCACCGGTATGTATGGCACGCAGTCGCGGGACTATTACGGCCAGTCGGGAGATACCGCAGGCGGGATCATGGGCGGACTGGGTGGCTTGGCTATGGGTGTTGGGTCACTGATGTGATGGCACAAATTGATTTAAGCCGGTTCAAGGCGCCTGCTTTGCAGTTTTCTGGCGGGAAGGATTCGCTGGCTTGCCTTTATTTGTTGCGCGACCAGTTGGACAAGACGGCTGTGTACTGGCTGAACGCCGGGGAAACTCCGCCCGAAACGCTGGCGGTAGTGGATGAGGTGCGCCAGTGGATTCCAAACTTCATCGAGGTGCGATCGGATGTGAAGGCGTGGCGCGAAACGTATGGCCAGCCTACCGACTTGCTGCCAGCCAACTCCCATTTCATAGGGGTGCTGCATGGTCTTGGTGATGTGCAGCTGACCAACCGCTTTGACTGCTGCTATCACAACATCATGGAGCCATTGCACCGCCGCATGGTGGACGATGGTGTGGATGCTGTCATTCGCGGCACCAAAGTCTGCGATGGCGGGAAGATCCCTGTTGAGGGCGTGACACCGTTTTATGACGTGTTACTCCCCATCAAGCATTGGACGCACCAACAGGTTTTTGACTATTTGGCCCAGGTTGGCGCGCCAAAGAACGCTATCTATGACCACTTCCACAAGATCAGTGCCCCCGAGTGCATGGGCTGCACGGCCTGGTGGGGAGATGGGAAATCTGCATATTTGCGGGCTAAGCACCCGCACCTGTTGGATTCGCACAAAAACAGTCTGCGGTCGATGAGGCTTGCGCTGCAGTCGCACCTAGATGAACTTGACGCCGAAATAAGGAGCTGAGCATGGCACGACGATCTGGGGTGCAGGACTTTTTAAACAACTTCAACGCCGCATTCAATGCCACCCGCCAGGTTGGGCAGGCCTATGAGATTGCTAACGTAGCCAATGCCAAGCCAGTGCAGTCAGAGGAGCTGACGGACGAGGACAGCGCCAAGGTGCAGGCGGCTGCAGCAGACTCATCCAAGCAGATTGGCTACGACGAGGGTACGAAGGCCTACATGGCCACGCCAAAGCTGGCAGAGGATGAAATGGGGCCAGCCCAGCCCGTGGAGGTCGCCCGCGCGCGGCCTATGACGGAGTTTCTTGGCAAACGCATTGAAGGGTCGATGACCCCAGAACAAGTGAGCGGCGCCAAGTTCAAGGCCATGGCCGATGTTGTCTCGAAATATGACCCTCTTCAGGGAATGCGCATGCAGCGCGAGGCGAAGCAAGGTGAACGGGATGACAAGCGCTGGGAGCGGGAAGACAAGCAGGCGACCGAAGATGACGAGTACAAAAGGGGACTGCAGGCAGAATTTGCACAGACGGCCTATGGCAAGCGCATAGGAGACTACGCCACGCAGATGCAAGCCTACGAGCAGTACCAGGCAAAGCTCAAGAGTGGCGCCGCACCTGAGACTCTTGGGGCGCCGCCGCCCATGCCGCAGCGCCCAGCGTATTCTGTGGCCGAGTCTTTGGCGGACAACGGGCGGCTGTTGGCGTACAAAGCATCCAAGGGGAAGGCTGACCCAGCAGAGTTGCTGCAGTATGCCGAGCGATTCCAGAAGGTGACGGAAGAAGGCTATGGCAAAGCGCTGAAACTGGCCCAGGGCGGTGCGCCGCTGGAGAAGGTGATTGAGCAGTTCAACCAAACGGGCAGCGTGAAGCTGGACCCGGCTGCCGTGGTGTCTGACCAGATGGTGCCAGGTGCCGACGGCGTGCCTGCGCGTGTCATCAAGGTGCGCGATCAGAGCGGCAACGTGCAGACGATCAACGCCCTGTCTGAGCTGGACGCCATTGGGCAGGCAGAGAGCTATTTCAACCGCTTCGACAAGAACCGCACGTTCAACCTGAACGAGCGCCGGACTGCTGTTTCCGAGCGCCAGGCGGATATTGCCGAGCGGCGCCTGGGTGCGTTGGAAGCGCGGGCAAATGGTGGCGGTGGTGGTAGTGGTGGTGGCCGCGCTGCAGCTGGCGGCGACACCCCGCAGGCCTTTGACCCATTGGCTAACTTCGACAGCAAGAAAGCCCAGGCGGTAGCGTTTGAGCAGGCTGCTGCAGCGGTGGACGACAAGGGCCGGCCGCTGTCGCCCCAAGAGCAGGGGAAACGTGCCCAGCAGATTTACCGCAGCATGGAAGACGCCTTTGCGACGGAAAACCGAAATCGCCATGTGGCCGCAACCGTGGGGGCCGAACTGCGCGCTGCGCGAAGCGACCCAGCAGCCTATGCCAAATCCTATTCCGAGGCGCTGCAGGTGATGGATGCCAAGACGCTGGAGGGCATGGGCTTCAAGGCCCCGGCTGGCGCCAGGCAAGGCGCTGCACCTGCGCCTAGTGCGCGGCAGGGGGCGGAGGGCGGCCCGGCGGCTCCCAAAGTCTTGGCCACGATGGGCGGGGGCGTCTCAAAGAAGGCTGAGCCTTACACACCCCCAGCAGATAGCCCAGCCGGGAAAGCACAGGCTTCGCGCGAGGCGGCGCGCACGGCATCAATGGAGCAGGAGGCGCAGCGTATCAAGGCTGTGACGGATGCCGCGAGCGCCGCCATTGCTAGCGGTGACCCAGCCGCAGCCCAAGCAGTGCAGAGCATGCCTGGCTTTGGCACGCTTCCGCCGGAGCAGAAGGCGCAGATCCGCCGCATCGTCTTTGGCCGGTGATGGCTACGTTGACTCCGAGGAAACCGGGGCCAGAGTAGCCGGTACGGCCCGCGGTGGGCCGCCACAAGGCCCGGCACATGGCAACAAAGAAAAAGGCGGCGCCGCAGCGCGCTTACTCGATTCAAGACCTCATCAACGAGGGAATCGCTTACACACCTGAGTCAACGGAGGCGACTGCAGCCGCAGAGCCAGAAAAGCGCACCTGGGGCCAGGCTGTGGGCGATACGGTGGTACAGCTGGCCGAGGGCGTAAACACCACCCTTGGTGCAGTTCCATCCATCGTTGCACCTGATGGGGCCACGGCGGAGTTCTTCCGCGACAACGCCGATTACTGGCGCGACAAGCAGAGCGATGTGCTCAAGAAGCGCATTGCTGCGACCGATCAGCGCATTCAAGAGGCAGGCAAAGAAGGTGTGATGTCCCAGATCGGGACCGCTGCATCTGAATACTGGAACGACCCTGCGCAGGCGGCACGCCTGGTGGCGACGAACTTGCCGAGCATGGCAGCCACTCTGGGCACGGGGGCGTTGGCAGGTGCTGCGGCAAAGGGTGTGGCCGCCGCGCGCGGTGTGGGCGCTGCTGGCGAGGCAGCGCTGGCTGCGCAGTACGGCACGCGCACGGCGATGGCCACCAATGCTGCACTGAACGCAGGCGGGGCGCGCGGTGAGGCCTATGAAGACTTGAAGCGGGCCGCGCTGGCCCAGGGCATGTCTGCTGAGCAGGCTGAGCAGGTTGCGCTTGACGGCTCCATCATGCCGGGTGTGGTTGGTGGAGTGGCAGGCGCAGTGTCTGGCAAGCTGGGATTGGAGAAGGCTTTGCTAGGTCAGCCAGGTGCAGGAGCAGGAACTGCGCTGCGACGGACTGCAGGAGCGTTCGGTGCAGAACTTGCTGGCGAACAGATCGAGGAAGTGGCGCCAAAGCTCACCACGAACTACGAAGCCGGGAAGATCGACCCGGCGCGCAGTTTGACGGACGACTTGGGCCGCACGATGGTGGAAACCGCGATTGGTGCGGGGCCTGGTGCCATCGTGGCCGGTGGCGTTGAGGGCATGAGTACCCCTGCACAAGCTGCCGCCGACACCATCCGCGCCACAGAGAAGGTGCCCGAGTCTGGCGCACTTACCAAGGCTGTGAACGCAGGCGTGGAGGCCAAAGCCCAAGCGGTGGAAGCTGGCGCGCCAGTGCCAATCCAGCCGGGATCAGAGCAGACGGCCGAGGCAGCGCCCGAGGCGGTGGACGACCCCGTGCGCGATCAGATCCTGGCATTGCCGGATGGTGCCCGCCAAGACGCGCTGCGCGCCTACGCTGTGGTGAACAGAACAGACGTGGCCAAGGGTGTGCAGCAGTACAACCGCAAATTGCTGGATCGGCTGCTGGCGGAGAATGCGCCGCCTCCTGTGCTGGGTGAGCGCCTGACCGAAACCGACATGGGCTCCATGCTGGGCGGTGGGGGCATGGCCGGGCGGGCCGACCCGCTGGCTGGCGCGCTGGGCATGAACAATGAAGCGCAGGCCAACAGCATCACGAATGTGGCCAATGTGGCCGAGCGGCGTCCACCGATGCCCGCCAGCGATGCAGCGCGAATGCTGGACGAAGCCCGCAATCGTGGGCTGGATTTGGCAGTGGCCGAGCATCCTGGCGGTGGCTTCGTGCTGGTTCCGCCCAGTTGGGTGACGCCAGACATGGCCGCCCAGGGCGAGGCCCGGCTGAAAGAAACGATTGCCCGCATGCAGCAGGCAGACGCTGCGCCCGTGGAGCGCGCACCACGCACCCGCACGGATGGTGTGGGCCTGGATCTGCAAACAGACCCGGCGCAGAACTATCTGGACAACCTGCGCGGCGTGAACACGCCAGCAGCTCGGGCCTACGTGCGCGACTTTGACGCTGGCCGGATTACTCCCGCCGATGTGCAGCAGCGCATGCAGGCTGAGCGGGGGCTGACACCAGAGCAGCGCATTGCCCGCGCTGCAGCCGAGGCGCCAGCGCAGACCGACCCGGTGGCAGACCGCTTGGCCCGCGCAGCAGCCCAGGGCATGGCCACACCAGCGCCCACCGACATCCTGAACCCGGCCGGTGAGCCGTTCAAGACCCGCATGGCAGCAGACCGTGCCGCCAAGAAGACGCCCGGCGCCGTGGTGCCGGTGGAAGGCGGCTTTGTTGTTCGCCCCCAGGAGCCAGTGAATGTCCAAGACGTACCGCAAGCACCCGAAGTACCTCAAGCAGCCGCAGCTGTCAGCCAGCCAGGCCAAGCGGCGCAAGCTGTGGGAGCACAGCCCGCAGGCCCAGCCACCACTGCACCCGCAGCCGGAACCGGCGCCGTGGAAACCGCTGGGGTAACTGCGAAAAGTCCACAAAAAGAACCGCAGACCGACACAGATAAAGCGCAAGCAGCTATTGAAAATGTAGCAAATGACACGCCGCAGCCTCAGTCCGTGCCAGTTGGCGACGAGCAGCAATTTGCGCCTGAAACTGGCACGCTGGGCATACCACGCGCCGAAATGCCGCAGATCCCAAGCCAGTCGCATGGCGGCTTGGTCAAGCACCTGAATGCTCAGGGTATCGCCCACGAAACCACGATGGTTGAAGCGGCCGAGTTGAAGCCCACACAGGCCGAGTATTCCCCCGCCAAGGTGGAAGCCGCCAAGACTGCTGCAGGTGACCGGGCCGTGATTGTTTCCAGCGATGGGCACATCATCGACGGTCACCACCAAGCTCTGGCAGCTGCCGAAGAAGGCAAGCCCGTAAAGGCCATCGTGCTGGATGCGCCGGTGGAGCAGGCGTTGGAGGCGGTGAAGAATTCGCCCAGTGCTGCGCCCCGAGCTGGTCAGGCTAACGACGAACAAGAGGGGCCCTACGCTAGAGCAGTGGAGTTTGTGCGCAGCACAGGTGAGGTCAAGCGCCCGGCTATTCAGGACGCGCTTGGTGTCAGTTATGCTGAAGTCAATGCGCTGTTGGACCGCATGGAGCGCGAAGGAGTTGTTACAGCGGCTAAGCCGAACGGTGCACGTTCGTTGGTAAAGCCAGCAGCGCAACCAGACACCCCCAAACTGACTCCCGCCGAAGCCAAGTCCCTGATGGCTTGGGAAGACCTGGGCCAAAAGGATGGCGTCAAAACCCACGCGCTGACGTTCTACGAATCGCAGGCAGACAAGGACGCCAAGCGTGGCCGGATGATCGTTGCCAAGGCTTCCAAGGGCGACCGCAGTGCAACCGCCTGGATGGTGGATGGCGAGGACAAGACTTTCGGAGCGCTGGCGCAAGCCAAGAAGCTGGCTGAGGAAGTGGGCATGGCCAAGGTTGTGGCTGATGGGTTTGTGGAGCAGGGGGCAACAAAGCCAACGGTTGCCGCGAAACCAGCAGCCACCGCAACGGCTGGTGCTCCCATCACTGACTTCGGCCAAAAGATCGGCGGCGCGCGCAAGGATGTGTGGTCAGGGTTCAAGGACGACTTGAACAAGGTGATGGACGATGACATTGCCGGGCAGCCGCTGGCCAAGGTGTGGCCTGCGCCGGACTATCAGAAACTCATCGACGCAGGCATGGATGCGAAGGCCGTGGCCGCCGTGCGCGCGCTGCGCGACGAGGTGCCCGCAAAGCCGCGTGCCGCCTGGAAGGTCAAGCGCTGGGCTGAGCAGGTGAAGACCCTGCGCGGGCTGGCCAATGATGTGATGGACGGCAAGATCACCGTGCAGGACATGGAGCGCATGGGGGCCAACAAGGGCACCAGCCTGCGCGGGATGATGGGGCGCATCGAGCTGTATGAGCTGGTGGGACACGCTAAGTCACTGGAGGGTGTGCGATTCGCTGAGCACCATTACACGCTCTACCGTGGGCGCGAAAACGTGAATCTGTGGGTGGTCGAGAAAGATGCGGGAGCTTCGGCGTTCAGCAACTGGCCGCGAGAGATTGCCATTGGCGACACCAAGGAGCAGGCGCTGGCCGCGTTCCGGGAAAAGTACGACTCGCTGGACCTGCAGAACGCGGTGCGCAAGGCATCGTTCGACATTTTCAGCGAGCGCACCAGCAATGGCTTCTTCATCGGCAAGAAGATCGGCCGCAATTACGCGAAGCTGGAAGGTCCATTCGCTACGGTGAAGGAAGCGCGCGAGTACCGCCAGAACAATCTCCCAGCCTTGGAAGCCAAGCTGGAGAAGTACAAGGAGATCCCCCGCGAGCGTGCCGATGTGAACCAACCTCGCGTGGGCGTGGACATGCGAAACGGCCAGGACGTTACGCCGCAGATGTTTAGCGACGTGTTCGGCTTCCGGGGGGTGGAGTTTGGCAACTGGGTGGAGCAAAAGCGCCGGCAGAAGGATCTAAACGATGCCTTCGACGCTCTTATGGACATGGCTGCGGTGCTGGACATTCCAACCAAGGCAATTTCGCTGAATGGAAAACTTGGCCTGGCTTTCGGCGCGCGTGGCAGCGGCGGCGTCAACCCTGCGGCCGCCCACTACGAGCCTGACAGCGTGGTCATCAACCTCACCAAGAAAGAGGGGGCCGGGAGCCTGGGCCATGAGTGGTGGCACGCGCTGGACAACTACTTTGCCAAGCAGCGCAAGGTGAACCGCGGCAGCTTCATGACAACCGGGACCGATGTGGGCCTGGCTGCTCGCGGCAAGGATTATTACTACGAGGGCGGAATTCGCCAGGAGATGATCGACGCCTTCGGGGCGGTGGTGAAGGCCATCAACCAGACAGCCATGAAGGCCCGTGCTGCCAAGCTGGACGGCAAGCGCTCCAAGGAATACTGGACGACCGGCGAGGAAATGTCTGCCCGCGCCTTTGAGTCGTACCTGATTTCCAAGCTGCAGGACCAGGACGCATCCAACGATTACCTTGCCAACGTTGTGAGCGAAAAGACGTGGGATGCGATGGCGGCCCTGGGCATGGAAAACGACGGCAGCTATCCATACCCGACTGCGGCCGAGATCCCAGCCATCCGAGCTGGGTTTGACCATTTTTTCCAGACGGTTGAAACCAAGGAGGATGACGCCGGGAATGTGGCCATGTTCAGCCGCGTCCCTGCTGGCCTAACCGCAGATGAAGCGGTGGCGATGTTCAACGCCGCCAACCCGGCGTCACCGGAGGCCAGCAGTGCGGATCGCCGCATGAGCGACGAGCGCAAGTCTGCTGCCGAGCGCATGGTCACTGGTTTGCGGCAGCGGTGGTCGAAGGCCCCGGAAATCATCGTGGCCCGCAACATGCAGGACGACCAGATCCCGCAAGCGGTGCGCGACTACGACACCACGCTCAAGAGCCAGGGCGCCACTGGCGAGGCCCGCGGGTTCATCTACAAGGGCAAGGTGTACCTGCTGTCCGAACAGCTCAACGGTGCACGCGATGTTGCCGAGGTGCTATTCCATGAGGTGCTGGGTCACTACGGCCTGCACGGCGCCTTTGGCGATGCGCTGACACCCATCCTCAAGCAAGTGGCCGCGCTGCACAAGCCCGCAGTGCAAGCCAAAGCCCAAGAATACGGGTTGGACATGGCGAACGAGGCCCAGCGCCTGCAGGCCGCTGAGGAAGTGCTGGCCGAGATGGCGCAAACCAAGCCCGAGCTGGGCTATGTGAAGCGCGCCATTGCCGCTATTCGCACATGGCTTCGCGCCAATGTGCCGGGCTTCAAGCGCCTGGCGTTGACGGACGCCGAGATCATCCGCAGCTACATCCTGCCTGCGCGTGGCTTTGTGGAGCGTGGGCGCGTTGCCAGTGGTGCAGCGGTGGGGGCATTGGACCCTGCGTTCAGCCTGGGCGCTGGCGGCATGCAGTCAGGTGGGCTGGCCCCCATGTCGCCATCACCAGCCAAGACGCCGCTTTATGAGGCATTCCGCCAGTTGGCGCGGTTTGGCGATGCGTTCCAGCTGCGCGGCAGTAATGCGACTGAATTGGCCGACATTGCCCAGGACATGCAGGAGGGCGTGACGCAAGCAGCGAAATTCACTGCAGGCCCCAGCACAGCGCTGCACCGTGGTACACGCAAGAAAACACTTGCGCTCTACACCGATGGCCTGGACGGTGAGCAGCACAAGCTGCTGGACATTTTCGAGGCAGACAGCGGCCGACCCTTTGTTGTCATTGGCAATTCAGATGTAGGGCAGGACAAGGGCGGCGCGAAGGCTTACCAGATTGCTTTTGCCTGGGCGCACAACAATGGCAAGACGATGCGGCCGGACCCCGCAGGGCTGACGGTCATCAACCGCCTGCGCCGTAGCGAGGCCATGATTTCGTCGGCATTGCGGTTTGGCACGACGCGGCACCTGGAGCCACACGCTGACCAGTACATTGCGCTGGCGCCGACTACGCGCCGCCTGGGGGCTGAGCCCGAGGACACGCACTACAGCGGCAACCCGCAGCTGCACGGTGAGCTGGAGGCGATCAAGGAAAAACTGTGGACGCCTGGCGATGGCGCCGCTACCATTGCAACAAATGTTCAGCATCTTATTGAAGCCTCTGCCCAGATCGCGCGAATGCGGGAGCCCGCGCTCCGCGACCTCGAAGTCGTGGGCGGAACACTGCGTAACCGTCGTCTGGAATCTTCGGTTCCTTTGGGCGACCTGGATGCTGGTGCGCAAGATGCAACGCGATCCCTCGCCGGTGTCGCTTTACAGCCATCCCGTACAGGCGTGGGCCGCACTACGGCTATCCGCTATGCAATCACGGCCTCTGTCGCAAGGGCCGTTTCCGATGGACCAAGTGCATCGACTGGCGCTGACAGGCAAGAACGCGGTGGTCGTGGCCCTGGCGACGCTGCGGCAGTCCGGGCCATCGGGCAAACGCTGGGCCGCCTTGATGGCGGGGCGCCTGCGGGACTGAACGGCATCCTTTACAGCCGCACTGCAGGTGACCAGACCCAAACCGATGCGTTCAAACGCTGGTTTAAGGGGAGCAAGGTGGTGGATGCCGAGGGCAAGCCGCTGGTGGTGTACCACGGGACGAACGCGGACATTTCTGTTTTTGACCCGAACAAGCTGGGTAAGGCGTCAGGCGCGCAAAGCGCGAAGTTGGGTTTCTTCTTCGCTAGTGATCCGGCAGTTGCCAGCTCTTACGCAAACACCTTTGACGAGTACCGCGACACGAAGCTGGGAAGGTTCATGCAGCGCATCACCTTTGGCGCGTTTGAGCCATTCAGCGAAGGGGTGTTGCGGCTGGTTGGCAAAACTGCCAAGAACACTGGCGGCAACGTGATGCCAGTTTACCTATCCCTGCAAAACCCCAAGATCGTTGACTACGCAGGGGCCGATTACCGGGACCGCACATACGCCGAGGTGATTCAAGAGGCCAAAGCAGCAGGCCATGATGGCGTAATACTGCGCAGCACATACGATGCCGGGTACGTGGATGGTGGTGACGCGCTGACTGATGTGTATGTTGTCTTCGACAATACTCAGGTCAAATCCACCATAGGCAACAATGGCGACTTCGACCCCGCCAACCCCGACATTCGTTTCAGCCGCACCACCGACGCAGCCAAGGCTGTGGGTGACACACTCAAGTCCATCACGGCCACCCACATCAAGCAGCGCGCTGGCTTCAAGCTGACGGACTACCTGGGCATTGGCCTGCAGGCGCTTGGCCGCCGCCAGATCGTGGACATCTACGGCGACTTGGTGCCGCTGGCCGAGTACAACCGGCTGGTGCAGCAGATGGAAGCTGACAAGAACGAGGGCGGGGCTGAGGCTGACCAGCTGGTGACGCGCTGGGCCAAGCTGGACGACGAGGCCAAGCTGGCCGACCTGATGCACGATGCCACCTTGGCGCAGATCGACCCTGCCGAGGATTTGGTGGATGGCGACGACAAGGGCAAGTACCTGGAGCTGCGGCGCAAGTACAACCTGCTGAGCGACGATGCCAAGAAGGTTTACGCCGATACGCGGGATTCCTACAAGTCGCACCACGCCAAGGTGCGCAGCGCCATCAAGGAGCGGATCGAGCGCAGCGAGATCAAGGGCGAGCGCAAGGCGGCGCTGCTCAAGCAGATGGACGACGAGTTTTTCAAGGCGGTGAAGGGGGTGTACTTCCCTCTGGCGCGTTTTGGCCAGTATGCGGTGACGGTGAAGGGGCCAGACGGCAAGGTGGAGAGCGTGAGCCGGGCAGAAACCAAGGCCGAGGCCGAGGCGCTGCGCAATAACCTGCTGTCGGCCTTCCCGCGCGACAAAGGTTTCACCGTGGGCCGGGTGATGCTGTCCAAGGACTTCATCGCTGACCGTGACGCGGTGGGCCGCGGCTTCATGACCGAGCTGTACCAGGTGCTGGATAAGCAGGACATGGACGCGGCACAGCGTGCAGAGCTGGAGGACACGCTGGGCCAGCTGTACCTGTCGAGCCTGCCTGACCTGAGCTGGGCCAAGCACGGCATTCACCGCAAGGGCACGCCGGGGTTCAGCCAGGACGCACGCCGGGCGTTCGCGCAGAACATGTTCCACGGCGCCCGGTATCTGGCAAAGCTGCGCTACTCGGACCTGATGCAGGACGAGTTGGCTGCGATGCAGCGGCATGTGGACGACTGGCGCGAGGTGGAGGACTTCGACCAGAACAGTGCCCAGCGTGTGGTGGACGAGATGAACAAGCGCCATGAGTCGCTGATGAACCCCAAGAGCAACCCGGTTTCCACAGCGCTGACCAGCCTGGGGTTCGTGTTCCACTTGGGCTTGTCCCCCGCATCGGCCATGGTCAACCTGAGCCAGACGGCGCTGGTGGCGTACCCGATCATGGGGGCCAAGTGGGGGTATGGCAAGGCCAGCGCCGCGTTGCTCAAGGCCAGTGCCGAAGCGGCAAAGGGCAAGAACGACATCACGGCATCGCTCAATGCCGACGAGCTGGCGGCCTACAACGAGGCGGTGCGCGCGGGCACCATCGACGTGACCATGGCGCACGACCTGGCCGGGATCGCCCAGGGCGAGGACATGGGGGTGATGTGGAAGATCCGGCCAGTAATGCGCTGGGCATCGTTCCTGTTCCACCACGCCGAGCGCTTCAACCGCCAGGTGACGTTTGTGGCGGCCTACCGGCTGGCGCGCGAGGCGGGTGCCGACCACAAAGCGGCTTTTGAGCAAGCGACGAAGGCAACCTACGATGGCCACTTCGACTACGGCGCGGCAAATCGCCCACGGTTCATGCAAGGCAATGTGGCCAAGGTCCTGTTGCTGTTCAAGCAGTATGGCCAGAACATGGTCTATACCCTGGCACGCAATGCGCAGCAGGCCATCAAGGGCGAATCGCCAGAAGTCCGTGCACAGGCGCGCAAGGCGCTGGGCGGGTTGCTGGCCACCCATGCCGCAGCTGCCGGTGTGCTGGGCCTGCCCATGGTGACAACCTTGCTGGCGGCTGCCTCGATGATTGGCGGGGATGACGACGAGCCATGGGATGCCAAGGTGGCGCTACAGAACATGTTGGCCGACACTTTGGGCCAGAAGCCAGCAGAAGTTCTGGCGCATGGCCTGTCGCGCCTGACGCCATGGGACATTTCCGGCCGGGTAGGCCTGGATCGGCTGATCTTCCCTGACGTGCAGGAGGGCCTGGAAGGGCAGCGCCTGGGTGAAGCCGCTATGGCTGCAGCGCTGGGTCCGGTGGCTGGTATCGGCATCAACGTGCTCAAGGGCCTGCAGGATATGTCCCAGGGGCAATATGCGCGCGGGCTGGAAGCCATGATGCCCGCAGCACTGCGAGGGCCAATCAAAGCGATTCGCTACGAGTCCGAGGGCGTGCAGGACAAAACCGGAGTGGTCATCCAGGATGAGGTGAGCTTGGCTGGAGTGGCGGGTCAGTTCCTGGGCTTCTCGCCCTCGGAAGTGCGCAATGCCACTGAGGGCAAGAGCGCGATCTACCAGCAGGACCGTGCTTTGGGCGAGCGCCGCCAGGAGTTGCTGGCCAAGGCAGCACGCGCCACCATGGCCAAGGATGCCGAGGCACGGGCCGAAGCAATGCAGGAGATCCAGCGCTTCAACCAGAAGAATCCTGGCCAGCGCATCACCCCGCTGAACGTGCTGCAAAGCGTGCGCAACCGCCAGAAGCGCATCGACCAGGCCGAGGGCGGGGTGTACCTGCCCAAGAACCGGCGCGATGCGATGGAGGCGGGGCGGTTTGCGGTGGTAGATTGATAGAAAATATGCTGCTAGCGCTTATGCAACAAGCGCTAGCAGCTATCAATTCGGTAGCGTGGCCAGTGGCAATCAGGCACTGATCTGCTGCTGGCGCCACCAGGAGGGCGGCAGGTCAGACTCCAGCATGCCCAGGCCGTCGATGCGGTTGCGCAGCTTGCCCAGGTCAGACCAGACGGCGGCGAGCTTTTGGCGGTCAACGATCATCTTGCCGGGCGGCAGTTGGTGGCCCAGCTTGCGTTGCACGGCTTCCACCAGGGGCTGGAACAGGCTGGCGGGGTAGCCGTTGGGGGCCTCGATCTTCTTCACCAAGTCGGCCACTGTC